TTCTTGTGCACGTCAAAGGTCCTCGGGGAGGCCAGCCCTTCTTGCTCCAGGACTGGCAGCGGGATCTGGTCCGTACCATGTTTGGCTGGGTTGATTCTGACGGGATGCGCCGGTATAGGCTAGTTTGGGTCGAGGTTCCCAGAAAAAACGGAAAAACGACCCTGGCCGCGGCCATTGCGCTCTTGGTCCTCTTTTGTGATCAGGAACACGGCGCCGAGGTGTATAGCTGTGCATCAACCCGGGAGCAGGCTTCGCTCTGCTTTAACATATCGTCCCAAATGATCCGGAAGCCCAAGACGTCGATCCTGGAAGAGCACTGCGTGATACGCAGCTCCCAGAAAACGATCCGGCTCAAAGAGGACGATTCCTTCTACCGCGCCATCCCGGCCGAGGTGGAGTCCGCGTGGGGGTATAACGCCTCGTGCGTGATCGCCGACGAGGTCCACGCCTGGGGTTTACATGGGCGGGAGTTCTGGGAGGCGATGCAAACGTCTCAGGGTGCTCGCTCTCAGGCGCTCACCCTGGCCATCACAACGGCTGGATTCGATCGCAATAGCATATGTTATGATCTGCACTCCGAAGCCCTTAGGGGGCGGGATGGGGGGCTTAAGGATGATCGTATGCTCCCCTGTGTCTATGCTGCCGAACAGGATGACGACTGGACGGATCCGGCGGTGTGGCAAAAGGCCAACCCTGGTTTTGGCGTCTCGGTGATGGAGGAGTATATCCGGCGGGAATGCTGGCGAGCCAAGCGCCAGCCCAGTTACGAGAATACGTTTCGCCGGCTCCACCTTAACCAGTGGACTAGCCAGGAAAATCGGTGGATTTCGATGGGGCATTGGCGACGATGTCCCCGCGAGACGATGGACATTCCGGAAAAGTCCTTTTGCTTTGGCGGGTTGGACTTGGCCACGAGTGTTGACTTGTGTGCATTTAGCTTGGTATTCCCGCAAGACGACGGGACGTTTATCGTGCAGATGAGGTTTTGGATCCCCGAAGAAAAGGTGGACGACGCGGCCCTGACGGATCGCGTGCCATACCGGCAATGGGCCAAGGAGGGTTGGATCGAGGTTGTGCCGGGCGCTTCAATAGATTTCGATTTCGTCCACACGCGGATCGAGGAGGATTGCGAGCGATACCAGGTTAAGGGGATTGGATTCGACCCGTGGAACGCCGAAGCAACTAGGCAACACCTAGAAAAAAAGGGGATCAAGATGGTCAAGCTCCGGCAGGTATACGCTGACCTGGCCGAGGCTTGCAACCTACTGGAGAAGACGGTGGTAGATCACGCACTTAGGCACCAGATGAATCCGATCCTGGAGTGGAACGCCGACAACGTGGCGGTGCAACCCGACCAGTATGGAAACAACAAACCTGTTCGGCCGGTGGGTCTTAGCGATCGGTACAAGATCGACGGGGTGGTTGCGTTGCTGATGGCACTGAGCCTGGCCGTAAGACTGAAAGGGCCGAGCATTTACGAAACTCCAGGACAACTTGCTATTTAAGAGGTGGTGGCGGTGAATAATCCTTGGCTCGTCGTGGCTTTTTGTGGGGCTACAGTAGCCCTCCTGGGGGCCTATACCTACGCTCCCGCACTAGGATTCCTGACCTTAGGCGTCATAATGGCTGTAATGGGCCTTCGGGGGTATCAATCCGGCCAGTCCGGTACACCTACGCGCAAGAAAACCTAAATGCTCTCCGTGATTGATTCCGTAATCAGCGAATACTTTGGTCCTACCAATACGACGACCCTAGCCAATCCCGATGAGTGGTTCATGGATTGGGTAACCCCCGGGGCTTCTGATTCGGGTATCCGGGTGAACGGTACGTCAGCGATCGAGTCGGGGGCTGTCTATCAGGCCTTGACTGTGATCGGTGGGGACGTGGGCGCGATGCCGTTAGAGTTATTCCGGCGGGTTGGTCGATCTAAGGAGCTGGCCGAGGGCCACCCCTTAAACGATCTTTGGTTGGCTCCCCATCCGGAGCTTACTCGTCAGATGTTTTTAGAGACGCTCACCCAGTGGGCGCTACTTTGGGGCAATGGTGTGGCCCTGATTCAGCGCGACGGCGCTAACCGTCCTGTTGAGTTACTCCCACTCCTGCCTGACCGTACGTTCGTGCAGCGGGACCTGGACACAGGGGATCTGTACTACCTGACGACTATCGATAAGCGTCGGGTTGCGTTCCCCAAGGAGGATATTTTCCACATCCCGAATCTGGCCATGGATGGGGTGTGGGGAAAGAGTGTGTTTGAGGCGGCGAGGAACGCGATTGGCTTAGATATGGCGATCGAGAAGAGCGGGAATAAGAGCTTTTCGAATACACAATCCCCAGCAGGCGTGGTCACCCACCCAGAAACGATGTCTTCTGACGCGCGGAAGGAATTCCGGCGGGAATGGCGGGAAATACACGGAGGGATCGATAACACCGGCCGCGTGGCTCTCCTGCAAGAGGGTGCGACGTTCCACCGCTTGGCCGGGTCAAATGTGGACTCGCAGCTTGTCGACGCTTTGCAGAAGTCCCCAGCCCGCGTGGCTCCGTTTTTCAATATCCCACTCCACAAACTGGGTGTCCTGGAGCGAGCGACTTTAAACAATATCGACGCTTTAGAGCGTACGTATCTATTCGGGACGCTTTGGCGCTGGCTGTGCCGATGGACGGCCGAATCTGATCGGAAGTTGATGTCACCCAGGGACAGGGGCACGCGGCGGCTATTCCATCGGTTCGACGCCTCGAAGCGGACGATGGGCGATCCCCTGGTTAGATCCCAAATCCACGAGGCGAGCATCCGTGGTACGTGGATGTCGCCTAACGAGGTGCGGGACCAACTAGACATGCCGCCACGCGAGGGCGGGGATAGCTACGATAACCCCACAACGACTCCAGGCGGCGCCGCTGGTTCTCCGGCAGAGGAGTCGGGTGGTAACGCGGCCACGGCCCAAGTCAAAGAGGCGGCGATATACGCGGCCACGGAGGCGGCTGCAAGGGTGGTTAGCCTAACCGATCGGGCTATTGTTCGCTTCGCGAAGAAAAACTCTGCGGAGTCGGATCCCGAATGGATTGCAGCAGCATACGAGTCCTTACGCGATCAGGTACAGTCTATGTTGGCTCCCCCCCACGCGGTTTGTGCTGCCTACGTCGGCGCGGATCCGTCCCCATCGGGGATCGCGGCGGAGTACGTCTTGGATGCCGCGGGGTTCATTCGCGCTAGCTTGTCCTGTTGGTCGGGGTCTGGCTCGATTGACGATGTTATAAAAGGTTTTACGAATTCTAAGTCGGGTCGCGTTGAATCTTTGGCGTCTAAAATATCCCTGGGGATTTAACGATGATCCTATCCGCACTTCCTGGGGGCTGCCGTGGAAGATATCGACGCGCTGAGGGTTGAGATTGAAAGGTTGAATGAGGGTTTAACGCGGATCGACGAGGGGCTAAGTCAAAGGTTGGATTCGCTCAGTAATCGCTTCGGTTTGTTGGAAGACCATATGACTGGTAGGGACGCAGATAATCCCGGATTATTGATCCGGATCGATCGTCTAGAACAGACAGAAAAGGCGAGCGTGGCCCAGATGCGTTTTATGTGGGCGTCGATATCAACGATCGTGATCGCAATAGCCTTGAGCTTATTAGGGGTGACGTAATGCACGAAGCATGGCCGCGGTTCCGGTATCCGGAAAACTTGGCGGAGCCGGTGGAACTGTTAATTTACGACGTGATAGGTTTTTCTGGCGTAACGGCGGAGGAGTTCACTGCGGAGCTTTCCGCGGTTCCCGCCGGGCGTGGCGTTGTGGTTCGGATAAACTCGTTCGGTGGCCAGGCGTTCGACGCTATGGCCATCTACAACCGGTTGCTGGACCGCAAGAAGCGGGGGACGGTGGCCACGGTGATTGACGGCGTTGGGGCCTCGGCAGCTTCGGTGATCTTCCAGGCCGGCGACACACGGACGATGAACGCCGGAACGGAGATTATGATCCATGAGGCGCAAAGTCTGCGCGCTGGCACGGCTGCCGATCACCGGAAAGAGGCCGACTTACTGGAATCCGTAAATGCGAATATTGCAGAGATTTATTCCGAGCGTGTGACAATTGAGCCCTCGGACGTTGCGGAGCTCATGACGGAAGAAACGTGGATGTCGGCGGCTCTGGCTATTGAAAGGGGCTTTGCGGACGATTCCGGGGCGTCCTCTGCCATTGCTGCCTGTGCCGGGTTTGAACTGTCTGGACTGAAGCGGCGGCCCTCTATGGCCCAAGCGAACGACTCCCGCGAGTTGACTCGCGAGGTGACGCGCAGGGCTCATGACACGAGGGTCCGGGAGCTGGAATTAAAGCGGAGGGGCTTGACTCAACTAGGGGGTTCGGTCTAGTTTTAAAGTAGTGGCCTGGCCGTAGTCCGTCGACTGGGGACTGCCGCTATCTGATGGAATTCGCATACTAGCGATCTGGCTTGCGTTCTATCGCCAACGATGGAGCGTTTCTTCATGCGCTCCTTCACCAATTTTCAACCAATTGGGGAGGCGCTACTATGCCAGCCACACTAAAAACATCCGGCCAATTGCGCGAAGATCAGCAAGAGTTGCTTGATGAAGCGCAGGCCATCAATGCCGCCGCGGAGGGTGACTCCCGCGAGCTGACGGAAGAGGAAGACGCCCGGTACATGTCCATCATGGAAGAGGGTGGGCTAGTCGATGGCATCGTGTTATCGATCGGCAAGGCTGAGAAGCGAGAGAAGGCAAAAGCTCGTCTTGTCGCCTTGCGGTCCGATGCGGCTAAGCCTAACCGGGCGGCCAGGACGCATGCGGACGCATCTGACGGCTATTCGGGTGGGATCTCGCTAGAACCACGGATCAAGGCCTGCGGGGCGCTCAGGTCGTTTAAAGGCCCTTCCGCGGCCGAAGACGCCTACGTTTCCGGCCGGGTTATCTTGGCCGTTGCCTTCGGCCATCAGGGATCGAAGGAGTGGTGCGAGAACCACGGCGTGAGCCTTGCCGTTGAAGAGAAGGATAACACGACGGGCGGTGTTTTGGTTCCTACTGAAATGTCGACGTCGATTATCAATCTCCGTGAGGAGTTCGGGGTTGTTCGCCGGAGTATGCGAGTATTCCCGATGGCTTCTGATAATCAGAATATCCCTCGCCGGAAGACGGGCGTAACTGCCTATGCGGTTGGTGAGGGTATTGCGATTACGGAAAGCAACCCAACTTTCGACGTTGCTAACGTGACAGCGAAAAAATGGGGTGTGCTGTCGCTAATCAGTTCCGAGATTGCTGAGGATGCGATTATTTCCTTAGCTGATTTTGTGGCCGAGGAAATGGCGCTGGCTTTCGCGGATAAGGAGGATGACGCCATGTTCAACGGAGATGGTACTTCGACCTACCACCAAGTCTTCGGGATTACTCAGAAGATTGACGATGGGACCCACACGGCAGGCGTAATTGACGCTGCTACGGGTAACGATTCGTTTGAGGATCTCGACCTGGCCGACTTCGAAAAGGCGGTGGGATCTCTTCCCGAATTCCCTGGTATCAATCCGCGGTGGTATATTTCCCGCGCGGGTTATTACGCTTCGATGGCCCGGCTTGTCTATGCTGCTGGAGGAAATGACCGGGATGACATCGAAGGCGGAACGGGTCGCCAGTTCTTGGGGATCCCGGTTGTTATCTCCCAAAAGCTTAATAGTACGTTGGGCACAGACGCCAGTACGATTAAGTGTCTATTGGGTGATCTGGATATGTGCGCTAGCTTCGGTGAACGCCGGGGCTTCACTTTTGATTCTTCGACTTCGTACAAGTTCAACACGGATCAAATCGCAGTGAAGGCCACGACGCGATTCGGGATGGCTGTACATTCGCTTGGTGACAACACGGACGCCGGCCCGATGTTGGGTCTTAAAACGGCTGCGTGACTTTAAAACCCCATTGGGAGGAAATGAGCGATGCAAGAATCTCAATCCGGACTTACTTCCGTTCTCCTGGCGCCTCAGGCCATGACGAATAGCGCCACCGTAACTGCCAACCTAGACACTCGCGGTGCGGACTATGCCGAGATCACCGTTAACTTGTCGGCTGAGGTTAACACCAACGCTATCGGTCCGACTCTTAGTCTGTTGGAGTCGGACGACACGGTGGTAACTAACTTTTCAACGGTGGTTGCTGATGTAACGGCCAAGGACATTACCGCGGCAACGTTCCATCAGTGGCACGTTGACAGTCGCCAGGTTCGCAAACGCTACTTGCGTCTGAGTGTCTCGACGGAGACAACGACGAACGACGACGTTACGGTTGGTGCAACTGCCCAACTGTATCGTCAGGATGAGGGTTTAGCACAATCCACAAATCTCGTGGTTGTTGTTTAAGGCTGCAAAGCCCTCCCCTGTTTATTCGTCTTTACTGGGGGCTTGGACCCCCTTACCCCCAAAGATGGCGGGTAAGGGGGAGGGTCTTTTAAAATCAAGGGGGTTTAGCATGTCGACAACAGCTACGGCTACATCTAAGAAGCCTTTTTTGAATATTGGAAGCGGCGGAGTCCATCTAGGGAACGAGTGGGAAAATGCGGATATTGCAGACGGTACGGACATTCTTGACCTCGAATGCTTCGAGTCCGGATGGTTTAAGAAGATCCGTGCGTCTCATGTCTTAGAACATTTGTCATTCAAAGAGGTTTCAAGAGCGCTCGAACAAATCATGAGCGTTCTGGAACCGGGCGGTGTCCTGGAGATAAGCGTCCCCGATTTTGTCCGGATAATACAGATCAAAGCCCACGATGAAAATTGGCGGTTCTATTTGATGGGCGGCCAAACCGATGAACACGACTTTCACAAGAGCGTGTGGACGGTATCGACGTTGACGCGTGCGCTCGAGGATGCGGGTTTCGAGGGGATCGGGTCTTGGCGGGGAGATGCTCGGGATACTTCTTCGCATGCGTGTAGCGCAAATCTCGTGTGCCGCAAGCCGGAGGACGATCTCCGACTCCCGGGACATCGCACGGGGGCGCCACAGGAGTCTGAGAAAATCAAGGTAGTGGCTGTAATGTCCCTACCGCGGGTTAGCTTCACGGATCACTGGGGACACACGATTGATGCGCTGTCCAAGTTCAATATTCCTATATGGCGATCTACGGGGGTCTTCTGGGGCCAATGCATGCAGCGATTGTTCGAAAAGGCCTTGGCATCGGGTTTGGATTGGATCCTAACGATCGATTACGATACCGTCTTCACCCAGGAACAACTGGATCATTTAATCGGAACGTTTGGGCGAAATAAGAAGATCGATGCGCTCTGTGCAATTCAAGCTCGCCGTAAAGGCGGGACGGTACTTGCGGTGCGAAAAGGCAATACGGAACTCCCAATAGATGGCGGTCCTCAGCAGATTGATACGGGACATTTCGGCCTGACGCTTATTCGGGTGGATGCTCTCAAGGATCTTCCGAAGCCTTGGTTTGCATCGAAGCCTGACGAGTCGGGCGGCTGGGATGAAGGGCGGATTGATGATGACATCTGGTTCTGGCACCAATGGCGGGAGAATAAGCGGACTCTCTATATGGATACTGGTTGTAAGGTTGGCCACCTTGAGATTTGCGCGCATGATTTTGACGATAATTACGACCACGAATTGATTACCGTTCCTGAGTGGCGTGAAAGGTATATGAGAGATGGCTCAAATGGAGACGGTTAAGCTCCTAAAGGACTGGAAGGGTTACCGCAAAGGCGAGACGGTTAGGACTTATCCCGGCGTGGCGAATCTATTGACAAGCAAGTTGAGGATTGCCATCCCGGTTAAGGAGGTGAAGCGTGCCGATAAGCATCGTAACCCCCGCAACAAATGACCCGGTGACGTTGGCGGAGTTCAAGGCCCATGAGCGCATCACGCACACCGAAGAGGATGGCGTGATTGCTAAGAAGATCTCTGCGGCTACGCAGTTCGTCCAGGCGATTTCGGATAGGCAGCTGGTTGACGCAACTCTTAAAGAGGTTTTCGAATGCTGGCCGAGTAAGAGACTTATTCACCTCGGCCGTCCTCCCGTCGACAGCGTTTCGTCGGTGAAGTATTACGACACCTCGGCGACTCCCACGTTAACCACGATGTCCACGGATGATTACCGTGTGTATACGTTTCAGGATCAGCCAGGAATCTTAGAGATCGACGAGGATACCGTATTGCCTGATCTGGACGATAGGATCTACCCGATCGAGGTGACTTTCGTAGCCGGCTACGGTGCGCAGGCTGCCGTTCCCGAAATCTACAAAGAGGCGATCCACCTCGTGGCCGCGGACTATTTCAACAATCGTGAGGACGGGGAGTATCGCCTGCTGGATCGTACGCGGCGCAGGGCCGAGGCTTTGGTGGGTGCTAAGGCGTGGGGATCTTACGCATGAGCAACACGATGCGGATAGGCGCCGGCGAACGCACGCAGTTTTATCACGTCGAAAATAAGACAAACACGGGACGCGATGAAGTAGGCGACACCACGGAGCCGGAGTGGACGAAGTACGTGGAGATTTGGGCCAAGGAGGATGGCAACTTGGCTGGACAGGAGCATCAAGTTGCAGCCAAGCAGGTAGCTGAGGCGACGCATCGATTGACGTTCCCCTATGTGGCTGGCCTCGGCCACGATATGCGGTTCCGGCAGCCAGCCACAGGCCGAGTCCTGGGGATCGTCCACATCAAGAACGACTTTGGCGAGAATATCCAACACGTGGTCTGGGCGAAGGAAGGGCTTGGTGCCTAATAACATAAAGTTTGAGATCAAGGGTCTACCGGAGGTGACACGGGTTCTTCGCAAGCTTCCCGCGAGGCTAGCTAAGAAAGTCTTCCGCAAGGCCACGGCGGCTGCTGCTAAGCCGATCCGTAAAGATATGCGGAGTTTGTATCGACAAAATGCTAACGACACTGGGAACCTGCGTAGGTCTGTTGGTATTCGCATAAAGACATATCGCCGGACGGGTGACGTTATCGCGGTAATTGGCGCTCGCAAGGCTCCCAAGTTTACGGTAGGTGGCCAGACGGCTGCAAAATATGCCGTGGGAATTGAGCGGGGATGGAGGAACAGGACCCCGAAGCCTGTCGTGCGCATCGCTCTTGTCCGCGGTAAATCGCGGTTTGTGGAAGATTTCGTAAGTGCTTTAGGAAACAATGTGGCGAGGGAAGCGGTTAAGGACGTCGACGTTCGGAAGGCCTTGTCTGTCAAGTGAGTGATCTTTGCCATGGCTGACATCGAAGCCTCTATCTTTATGCGAATCTCGGGGTCTAGCGATCTCCATAAACACATAGGGGCAGGTAGCGCCTCTAGGGTGTACCAGGGACGTCTCCCCCCTGGTTGCGAGTATCCGGCGTTGAGGAGCAACCTATTAGCGCAGGAGTCGGCTGGGACGCATTTAGGGGGCAATACGGGCGCGACACGGAGCACGTGGCAGTTTGATTGCTACGCCGAGACAGCCAAGGAGCGGCGGGACATGAAAAACGCTCTGATTAAAACGATGATCGGTCAGGACAACGGCCGAGGTGACTGGGCGGGAATCCAAGTTCACGAGGTCGTTTTGGAGGACGTGGCCCACGAACCGTATATGCCGGATCACGCGGGTAGTTCCGAGGGCACTTTATCGACGTCTGTCACAATGGGAATCCATCACGAAGAACCTAGTCTTGTTTGGTAGGAGGAAAACGAATGGCAGATTTATCAATCACTGCTGCAAACGTTCTGCCGGTGGACGGCGTGGGGAAGAATACGGCCACGGGCACATCGGCCGGCATTATCACTGCGGGTGAGCCGATCTACCTGGCATCGGCGAACAGCAATAAGGTCACGAAGTGTGAGGCCGACGATACCGCCGCCGCCGCGGCTTGCGTGGGGATCGCGATAAACGACGCCGCGGCTAGCCAGTCCGTAACATACTTAAAGAGCGGTAACCTTGACATAAACGCGGTCGCGACGAAGGGGACTGTATACGTCGTCAGCGCGGCGGCCGGGAAAATTGCTCCCGTGGCCGATCTGGTTTCTACTAACTTTGTAACGATTTTGGGCGTTGCTTCATCCACGACCAGGATCAACATAAAACTAAACGCTACGGGCGTTGTTGTCTAAAGGAAAATTTAACATGGCTAATACTGGTAACACTTCGTCGCTTGCGTTTGCGTCATCTTCTTGGGCTCCGAGTTTCGAGGTTATGACGCCTCCTGGCTACACGAAGGAGGTGATCAGGGATAGTCACTTAGGAACGACAAATTTTCACACGACGGTTCCCTCCGACTTGGTAGAGCTCGATCCTATGACGGTGTCTTTTCAGTTTGACGGAGAGCTGGCGAGCATCCCGATCACGGCCGCCGATGCTGCGGAGTCTGTGACGCTTACTTTTCCCGTCATTGCTCCTGATACAAATGGGCCTACGCTTGTCGGTACGGCGTTCCTGACTAACTTCCAACCGGGTGATCTCACTAACGACGATAAGATTATGGCCGAGGCTACTTGGCAGTGGGATGGAAAAACAGAACCCGTATGGGCTCCGGGGAGCTAGGTTATGTCTATCGAAATACATGAACACTCGTCGAATGACATCATTCGACGGCTGAATGCCAAGGACGGCAAGAAACGAGATCTTATGGTGGACATGGTGGAGGTCAGTAATCGAGAGCAATGGCAAGGAAAAGAGCGACTTCGTAGGCTCGGGTATTTCTCGCTCCCCGGTCAGCATATAACCCTGGTGGCCGATACTACCTGGGAGCAGCGTATGCGCGTTATGGCGATGGTGTGTGATAGGTATGGTGGTTTTTCTGTTTGCCTTACGGTGCCCACCAGGACAACCCCGCTACACCCATCGATTGTTGATACGGTGCCGAAGGACCAAAGGAACATAACGTTCGATGAATATTTAAAGATGGCACGTGAAATAGATGCTCCTGTCCCAGTTGCGACAGTTTCAAATGGAAAAGGGGGTAACGATGGCGAAGATGCTAACGGCGGATGAGATACTTGGAGTTAAGCTTAGGGGGGAGGTGGTGGACATGACGCCGCACGGCTGGTCCGGTTCTGTCGTAGTGCGGCAGATGTCCAGCATGGAACAGGCCGAGTTTTTGTATTTGTATGGTTTGCGCGTCGAGAATCTCTCGAAGGACACAGGCGATCCCAAGGACATGCGGGGTATGAGCGAGTGGATGGCTTGCCGATGCATTGTCGACGAGTCGGGCGCGAGGCTCTTTGAAAACGATGCTATAGAGGATTTGGGCGACTTGTCGTTTGCAGCTTTGCAAGAGGTGTCGAATGTCGTCAATCGTCTTACGTTTGAGACTGGCGAAGCGGACGGGGTCGAGGAAGCGGGAAAAAACTCCGAAGCGCCGGCGGCCTAGTTGACGTGTTTAGGCTGGCCGGCAAGTTAGGGATGACAGCGGAAGAGGTGATGGAAAGGGTATCGGCTACGGAGTTCGATTATTGGCGGGCGTATTGGCTGATCGAAACACCCGACCAGGACCTATACTTTGGGCTGGCTATGCTTCGCACGTGGATTGACAACACGTTTTGTAGGCAGCGAGGTGACAAGCGGGCAGAAGTGGCTGACGCAATGCCGCAATTTGCTCGACAGGGGAAGGCCGACGCGGCCGTTCCGAACCCGATGACGTCTTATCATGCATTTAGAATGGCGGTTCCGACATGGCGTCGGCAGTAGGTACGCTCGCGATTAACCTCGTGGCCCGCACGGGGGGGCTCGTCAAAGGCTTTGGCCAAGCTTCCCGCAAGATGCAAGGGTTGTCAGCGTTCGCGGGTATCGGGACAGCAGCGGTTGGCGGTCTGGGGCTAGCTATTGTTGGGGCTGCCAAGGCTGGCGTCGTCGCCATAACGTCCTTGGTCAGGACACAGGAAGAGTTCAACCGGGCATTGAACCAATCCTTGGCCATAATGGGGGATGTTACGGATGCCTTGCGTGGCGACATGGTGCAAGCGGCGCTGGAGGTTTCCAGGACCACAACGTTTAGCGCTAAGCAAGCCGCGCAAAGTTACTTCTTTCTGGCATCGGCTGGACTCAACGCAGAACAGGCCATTGCGGCCTTACCTCAGGTGGCGAAATTCGCGCAGGCTGGCATGTTTGACATGGCCACAGCCACGGACTTGTTGACGGACGCTCAGAGCGCATTAGGCCTGTCTTCCAAGGACGCGCAAGTTAACCTCCGGAACATGACGCGTGTATCCGATGTCTTGGTCAAGGCTAATACACTCGCAAACGCATCGGTGGAGCAGTTTAGCCGTGCGCTTACAAACCGCGCGGGTGCGGCGGCTAGAGCGTTGGGAAAAACGGTAGAGGAAACCACGGCCGTTCTGGCTGCCTTTGCTGATCAGGGGATCAAAAACGAAGTAGCTGGGACGAAGCTTGACATTGTCTGGCGCGATTTGCAGACGCAAGCTGTGAAACAGAAGGAAGCTTTTAAGCTTGCGGGCGTTGCGGTGTTCGACGCTGGCGGCGAGATGCGCAATACCGCGGACATTGTCGAGAATCTCGAAAACTTGCTTGCTGGTGCTTCGGACGAAACACAGAAGATGACGCTAATGACGCTGGGTTTTACAGACAAGTCCATTGCGGCCACCAAGGCGCTCCTGGGAACCTCGGCTGGAATACGAAGGTATGAGGAGGAATTGAAAAACGCAGCGGGAACGACGGCCGAGGTTGCTGAGAAACAGCTAACCCCCATGCAAAAGGCACTAGCCAAGTTAAATGCGGCTTGGGAGCGGCTGGCGTTCGCAATAGCGCCCCTCAATGTTGTGTTTGTGTTTATGCTAAATATCTTGGCAAAAGTACTAAATGTTCTGGCTAAGATGGTTGCGTTTGTGACGGGAACGGGGGAGGCGTATCGTAAGATGAAAGCCGCAGCCGAAGGAGCGGCCAAGGCTTCCAAGGAGGTTGCAGCGGCCGGCGATAAAGCATCCAAGGCGGTTGAGGGGCACACCTCGGCGGCGGATAAGTTCCTCAAAAAGATGGAAGAACAGAAAAAGGCCACAAAGAATGCCAAAGACGCGGCGAAACTCTTAGAGGATCAGATGAAAAGTGGAAAGCGCGTATTCGAGAATACACGGACGCCGGTCGAAAAGCTGAAGGCGAAGATGGCGGATCTCAGGAGCTTGCTGAAGGTTGGCGCCATAGACTGGAACACGTACCAACGCGCCGTCATGGCGGCGCAAGGAGAACTTTCTAAGGCGAAGACCGGGCGCACCGTCAGCGCGGTCAAGCGTGGGTCTGCAGACTTTTTCAAGGCTTTGGCTGAGAGGGAATCGAGGCAGAACGCAAGGCGGAACCCTCTCTTCAAGATCAACAAGGACATTCTTGACGAACAAAAAAAGCAAACGAAGGTACTAGAGGATATTAAAACAGAGGCCGAGAAACCGGGCGTTGAAGTTACGGAGGTATCATTCTGATGGCAGTTGTAGGCTCTGCGGTCTTGATGTCCTCCGGCGGCTCCGATGCGGTGAAAGGTAAGGTTCGCTATGCGTCTGTATATCAGGTTACTACGGATGACGCAGACGATCTTTCTAAAACGGTCCTGGCTGCAACGGGTCTCCCCGCTCTTGAGTCCGCGTATTCTGCTGGGAATGAATCGGACGCGGACGCTAGGTGCATCCTTAGAACGCCTACGGTTACGGGGAACCGTAAGTTGTGGTTTGTCGAATGCGTTTTCGAATCTCCCACGACGGACGGCGGCGGCCCGAATGCGCAGGGTAGCTTTTCGATCCTCGTGATCGAGCCGGACGTCTCGATCAGGTGGCAAACTTTGACAGAACAATATAACACAGACGCCCGCGGTAAGCTTGTTATGAACTCTGCGGGGGTTCGGTTCAAGAACCCCCCGGAGCGACAGAAGACCATAAAAGTTCTACGGGTATCTAGGAACCTTTCCTACTTTGATGATTCTGCGTTTGAGGTGTTCCGCGACAAGCTCAACGCGAACCCGGTAAGAATCAATTTGAACAATGCATTTTTCACAGCGGCACCATTCGAGCTCCTGATGCAGAACCTAGAGTCTAACCGGCAGGAGAAGGAAGGCGTGAGGTATTGGCGTATAACGTTCGAGTGCATGAAAGGCGAATGGATCGACGACATCCTCGACAAGGGGTTTGTTCAAAAGGAATCGAGCGCGGTCCGAACAATCGATGGGGAATCTGTCTATAGACAAGGGTACGGCTATACGGATGCGTACACGGCCGCTAGCGATGCATCGGGACTTCCGGTGATAGATGAACCGCTGGTGAATGGCGGGACGACAGAGGCCATCCTGGACAGTACGTTGGGGCTTCCGGTGAACGAGGAGGTTTTTCTTGACGGCCAGGGCCGTAGGTTGGACGACTCTGACAATCCGGTATTCCTGCGGTTCTGGCCTTATGCGCCTATCTCGTTTATCCCGCTCTTGCCGCCGAGTATTTTCAGCCCTCTTACGTCTGGCGGGAGTATCCGGATTAATACGGAGACAGGCGAGGCAGTCAACCCTAACGTGTAAAGGTCCTTATGGCTATTACAAACGAAGTCCGATCTGATTTTTTTTGGGCGGGTACGCATAACTTCGGGGGCTCCGTAGCATTGCCTGCGAACACAGTTGTGGACGGTACGGTTAATGCAAGTGATCCACTAGGTTCAACTAAGACCGTCCATCGGCATGCTGTTAGTAGTGGCCAGGCTTTAGGCGCCGATGTTGCTACACAAAGTGTCCTGATCCACATTGCACGCGCGGCGGGTACGCTGGACTCGTTCGAGGTTGTGTGCGATACGGCCCCGACGGGCGGCGATAAACAGTTTACCGTAGACCTGCACAAGGGGAACGCCTCGACAGCGTTTGCTACCGTATTGTCGTCTGTCGTCACGATGAACTCGTCGGATGCCGACAGGACGATAGAAACTGCTACGCTCTCGACCACGACCTATGCCGACGGTGATCAATATCTTTTAGTAGTAACGGCCAGCGGCTCTACAGGGAGCCAGGGGGATGGGTTCGTTGCCACGATGACCATCAGCGAAAATCCGACATAATGACGACGATACGTCAATTCGATCTTGTGGCCATGCGCCGCGTTGTCCGTGAGACTCGCGATAGCGAGGACTCAGCGAGGAATATTAAGAAGGTGTTCCAGGATCGGAACAGAGATCCGGCTTGGCATCATTCATTCCGCGCTAAGGTGATATCGCCATGGGGCATAGCATCCGGCGGTACGGGGACGGTCCAGCGGATTAACCAAGCGACGGGCGAGGTGATCCCCGGGGTGACGTACACACTGACGAACCGATACCTGATCGATCTGGAAGTGGATAAGGAGGTGGCCGTTTTTCTTGTCAACGGCGAGCTTGTCGCAATCGGTATTTCTGCGGAAGCGCAGTGGATCGTTGCAACGTTTGACTCTGCGTTTGATACGTCAGACGCAACAATAGCGGGGACGATGACTGAGAGCTACCTAGGCACGGCTCCGACAAACCCGGTGACGCTCCACAATCCCCCTGTGTTTGCATCTGGTACCTATATGTTTTCCGGTACGGTGAATCATAGTGGCTTGGCATTGTCTCGGGGGACTGCGGGTGTTTACGGATTGATACAGGTCGAATGTGATAACACGGTGGACTTTGAGGAAGCGATCCGGCAGGCACAGGCTTTTGCCATGACAGCGGGGGATTCGTAATGGCATTAGTCGGACAACAGCTGGATCAGATGCAGCCAACTGCTTCCGGGAGTGAGTGGTATATTGCCACGGGGGTGACGAACCTGATTGACATTGCGTTCACGTCGTTCAAGCTGGCTAACTTTTCCGACGAGGAGATCCTGGTCGATATCTACCACGACTCGGCCGGCGGAAGTACGTGGGACAATACGACGATCATCTACGCTCAAATCCGTTTGCTCCCACTTCGAACTCGCGACATAAAGCCAGCTGTGTGGTTCAGTACGAACACTGAACAGCTGGGGATCAAGGCCTCCTCGGCCTCTAAGATCAACGCAACGGTGTACGGTCAGATTCGAACGAGCTAGTGACATGTCGTGGTTTAAGGGTTGTTGTTGCGGGACTAGGCTAATCAGCTGCTCGGTTTGTCCTGGAAGCGGGTTCGAGGCGCCGTCTACCATAGAAGTTAAAATCAACTCCCCTGTTCCTGACTTTAACGATCTGTGCGGTACTTGCGAGGACGACCTAGGGGACGGATCGGGAGTGGGGGGGGCTGCTAAGTTTGTCTTGCGCCGCACGGGCTGTCCTTCGGAGATACTCTTTCCTGATTTACCTATTCACGCTTGCGTGTGGTGTGTGAACTTCGCTGCCGTGAAGGGGTGCGTTTATAATTGGTTGTATGTGGATTTGTACAGGGCAGCCGGAAGCAGGAATGTGATTTTGCAGGGGGTCCTAAGCAACAGCTTCGGAACTTCGGAGTATTACTATTGGCGGAAGGATCTGGGAGCCGTTGGGGTTGGGTTTTCGTGCACGGGTTTCGAGCACAACCTGGCTTTCGCGGCGGCGGTTCCCTCGGATAACTGCAGGAGCGGGTCAACGTTAGATGTGGGCTTCCCGACGTTATCGTAGGATGTGTGTCTATCAGCACTGTCCAGACGGCTTGTATCGCTGTCTGTGGTGTGGTGATGTAAGGAACACGGATCGGATCATCAGCAATTGTTGTACGTCTTTGTGTTCTTTTTGGCGGAGGCTTAAGGAGTGCGAGGGCTGCCAACGGAGAAGGCGGTCCGTGGTTCGGAATTCTGGAAGGCTGTACGGGTTGGCGTCGAAGTTTTTTAATAAGTGGACATAGCCGCGCGGTCGAACACGACAAACGATATCGATTTCATGGCCTTTGGTATTCAGTACGGCCCGGCGTAATGGCGTTTAGCTTTCAAATCGGTGAAACTGCCATTCCGGCGGCTCACACGGTCCAGACGATAAGCGTCACTGGCTTCACGCCGAAGCTGGTTATTATTTGGGGCGCATCCGGCGAGAACACCGATCATATGCGGGTCGGCTGGGGGATGGGAACCTCCTCGACAAACCGCGTTGCACGTAGTGTGTTCTCCGATCATAACGTAGGTACTAGTGATTGCCGGAGTTACCGATCAGCTAGCCACATAGTCTACTTTGATGGCCCTGCGGCGGCGGACGAAGCGCACGCCGATCTCGACTCGCTCAACGACGGTAATTTTAAATTGGATTGGAGCACTACGGGTGCGGACGTTGAGGGAAAGTTTATTCAGTGGTTGGCAATTGGCGGGTTTGATATCTCCGATGCTTCGGTGTCTTCGTTTACTGCGCCGAGTTCAACGGGTGTTTCTAATCACGCTGATTCTAATTTTAATGTGGGTGCGCCTGATCTGGCGGTGTACATGACGGGTAACATGATAGCGTCGGATACGTTCCCGAAAGAGCGGGACCACGCTGTTATCTCAATCGGGGTTGCGACGGGGACGGACGAGGAATGGTGTGTAGCGATTGTTGCCAAGGACGCGGTAACGACAACGGTGACTTACAAGGGCAACCGAGACGACAAATGCGTAGGGGTTATCGACGACGGGAGCGAGGCGTGGGAATACCTTGGGGAACATTCCGCGTTTACGTTCGCGGGCGGGAATGGTGGCCACGATGTTAATTGGACAACAGCCACATCGTCTAGCAAGTTAATCGACGTCATGTTTGTGAGGGGCGGCGATTACAAAGCGGGATTGCGAGCGGAGAAGACGACGATAGGTTTGGATTCGGTAGTTGGTGCGGGTTTTCAAGGATCGTGCGTTTTGGGAATGGGAACGGAGCAAAATAACAACGTGCTTGACGGCGATCTTCGGCTGACGATTAGTGCCGGGTCGGACACCCAAAATCGCTTTATGTGGTTTGGCGACGAAGACAATGTCGGGACGACGAATTGCAAGAGTGACAAGCTCGATCAGATGTATAGGCGGTTCGACATGTCGATGTTTTTGCTATGCAACTTCGACTTGGCGACGATGGATTCTGACGGCTTCACGACGAATTGGGACATCGCCGGAGCGGATCCCAACGAGTGGTGCTACCTAATAATTGGCGGTGTGGAGTCAATGCCAAGCGAGCGGGGTTTCAGTCGTGGCATGAGTAGACCGCGGGGGACGTTTTAGATGCAAATACTATGGCGGAAGAACACGGCGTTCGGGCTTTCATTTCCGATTGTCGATAAGGAAAACCCCGACGCGTTCCTTGCTACGGGCAGTCCGACCGTGCTTGGATATTACAACGATTCCGGAACATGGACTACGCTGCCCAGCCTCGGCGCGGTTACGCACATTGCATCGGGTTTATGGTCCATCGACTTGACGGCAGCGAATCTCAATCACGATAAGGTTATCCTTAAGGTTACCCATAGCGGGGGTTTAGATACTGCGTTTTTCTTTGACCTTGAAGCCGAGGAGAAGTTAAGGGACCTGGACAAGTGGAGAGGTACGCAACCGAGTACGCTTAATAACGCCAAGGTGCAGGTTGACGTGCAGCGGTGGATCAACGGTATTCCTAACGCGTTGAGCACGGGAAGCGTTGACACCAATATCAGGCTATGGCGCGGCAACGAGCCCCTGATCCTTAACAATGATTACGTACAATCGTCTGTTGGCGAGATGCAAGCGGATGTCGTTACGGCTGCGGCGATTGCTTTAAACGCGATTACATCGTCCGAGTTAGACGCGACAGCCGTAACCGAAATACGCGATGCTATCATTTCGGATGGGAACGCATTCGCGGGCGGCAACATAGATGCGGCGATATCGTCGCGGTTGGCGCCGACCATTGCTGGCCGTACGTTGGATATCAATGGTGTAGGAAAAGCCGAGGCGGACGTTGTGCAGTGGCTGGCGGTTGCGTGTTCTCCGGTTACCACGGGCGGGTTGCCGGAAGTTGACATTTTACACTGGAACGGAGCCGCAGTAGCTACGCCAACCGTTGCGGGCGTTCCGGAGGTGGACGTCACGCACACTGAGGGGGCTGCCGTCGAAGCAACATCGGGCAGGTTCGACGTTGACGTGCATTTGTGGAACGGGGTGGCGGTAGCGGCGCCGAATGTGCCTGGAGTCCCAGAAGTTGATGTCAACTATTGGCGAGCATCGGTTCCAGGCCTTTTGGCTAACGATGCTGTCCCCGCAAATACGACTACCTGGAACTCTGCTGCGGTAGCTGCGCCGGCAGTTTCTGGCGTTCCTAAAGTCGATCCGACGCATTGGAACGGGGACGCGGTAGCAACGCCAACAACGGCGGGAGTCCCCGAAGTGGACCTAACATACTGGCGAGGGTCGGAACCAAACTTGCTTGTCTCAAACCGTATCGATGCGAGCGTCGGAGCAATGGCAACGGACACGATGAACGCAGATGCCTTGGCTATAGATGCATTGGCTGAAATCAATGCGCAGGTGGATACGGCGATTGCCGACGCCCACCTTGATCATATATTCCACACGGGCGGCCAAGCTCAATCGGCCTCTACTGCTACGGTGACGAGGACCAACCTAGCCGAGGTTACTTCGGAGCATTATCGTGGGATGACTCTTCATTTCGTGACGGGAGCGCTATCTGGTCAGGCGCGCCCAATTGTGTCGTACGACGGTTCTGCGAAGTACCTTACCACCCTGGCCTTCACCGAGGCGCCTGCCAGTACTGACGAATTCGTCATTAAAACCGACCATTGGGGCGCCGATGTCAATCAGTGGCTCGCGGCCGCAGTAGCTGCGCCAACTGTTGCGGGCGTTCCGGAGGTGGACGTCACGCACATCGCCGGCGTAACGTCCCCGGCGACGTCCTTGCGTCGATTGTACGAGGACACGGTTAGCAGCGTGGTGAACGATGGTGCTCCCGCCGGCCATGCGTTCACAACGAGCCTGTCGAGCGCTGTGAACGACGCGTACCGGAATTGGGTATTGGTGTTCTACACGGGCTCGAACTCGGGGCATGGCCGCCGGGTCGTGGATTATAACGGGGCGACGAAGGCGGTGATTCTGGACGAGCCGTTTCCGCACGCTGTGGCAAACACGGATGCGTTTATTCTTTACGCGGCCGTGTATGTTCCCCGATTCCAGGATCGGACCGAGATTTATTAACTTCGCTCCTCTCGCAAGGCAAGTCGAAGTCCTGCGGCCCTCCTAACCGTAGAATCAGCGGAATCTACGGTTTTATCTACGGTTTTATCTACGGTTTTATCTACGATTAGACCGGCCTGTGGCTCTGCCCACTTTGTGCAACAGCCAGGCTGTTGCACAAAGTAATAAGGTTATTCGGGAACCTCCCTTGAATCGTTATGCAAGAGGGGTTATCCTCCGTGTGTTTGCATTGCCAACCTTGTATTGAGGAGCTGAACATGCTGATCCTAAGCCGTCGCCGTGGCGAGACGATACACATAGGCGAAGATATCGTCATAGAAATCAGGCATGTTCGCGCGGACCTGGTCCGTGTTGGGATCTCGGCCCCCGAGCATGTCAAGATATTGAGGGGAGAACTTTTTGACATAGAGGACGACGATGGCTAGAAGCGCCCCATGGGGCATCTTGATTTTTATCCTGTTCGGCAATTTAACGTAAACGAATTTTGGGAAAGGAAACACAATGCCAACCGAACTGGTCGTACAATCGGACGAACAAGCAGCGAAGATGCAGGAATCGACACAACTTGCGAACACTTGGACGGTCCAGGACCTCGTCGATTCGGCGCAGAAGGTCAAGGAAGCCATGGCGCAGGCCATGTCGGCCGACGTGCATTATGGCGTGATCCCGGGAACCCGGGGGAAGCCGAGTCTATGGAAGCCTGGCGCGGAGAAGCTGTGCAGTCTGTTCCGGCTCGGAACACAGATCGAGCTAAACCGTACGGAGCTGGACAACGGGCACTTGGAAGTTGAGGCCCGCGTGAGGCTGGTGCACCTCCCCACGGGGAGACATGTGGGCGAGGGGGTGGGAAGCTGCACGACGATGGAAAGCCGTTATAGGTTTAGGGGCTGGGAGGGTAACGGAACGGAGCGTAAGCGGGTCGAGAACAGCAACCCGTGGGACCTGCGGAACACTGTCGTTAAGATGGCCTGTAAGCGGGGACTGGTTGCCGCAACACTGATTGTCACGGCTGCGTCTGACGTGTTTAGCCAGGACGTGGAGGATGTAGTAGGTCTGCAGACTCCACCTCCTCCTCGCCGGCGGGCGCCGCCCAAGTCTGCACCCCCAAGTCGCGAGAATCTCGGGGAAGTCCTGACAGAGGAGGCCCGCGGGTTCGACCAGGGGACGGATGCTAAGCCCGTCTCGGACTTTGGGGCTATGGCCGCGGCGCTCAAGGACGATCAGAGCGGGCTAAAGCCACAGGAGTTTGATCGGGGGGATAAGGCGCTGGCGTGGGTCGATAGCTGCCGGGAGCGTGGGAGGGTGCCTAGGGAGGAGGTAGAGGATCTCTATTGGATCGTGATTGTCCTGATCTGCGGGCTGGCCGAAGGGGACCACGACGGGGCGATAGCGTGCGCCGAGTGGCTGCACGGACTCCTCTCGCGTGGGGCTATCACGGCGGACGTGCTTGATACGGCCAAACAGCTAGTATACGAGACGTCAGGGCTCCAGCCGGATCGCGAGATCAAATCGTTTTTGGGTGACGAGGGGACGAGCGAATCAAGTGGGTGACGACCTATCGGCGCTTATTGCCCTGGTAACCGATCGGGAGGTTTCCACGGTCGCGGCGGCGGCGGCCCTAAGGGAGATCTGGGACAGGCGTCTCGCCGGAGACACCCCCGAGGACTTCCTTGCCTTCTGTCGCTCGCGATGGAGCCTAACCCGGTTGCAGGTCCGGGAAGCCTTCCAGATGCTCTCTACGGCCACGCGGCTCAAAGGCCAGTATAGGGGGCACCAGTTCTACGAGCGACTCCTGCGGCCACTCAGGGACCTTACGCCCGCCGAGCAGGGGCAAGTGTACGCCAAGGCGGTCGAATTAGCGGGCTCGGGGGAGTGGGGAGAACCGGTCGTTACCCCGGCAGTGATTCGGCGGGCTCGCTCTTTGCTTTTTCCGCCGCAGAGGGCCGAGAAGACGGAGGCGGAGCTTTGGGAGTCGGCGCGGAAGAAGTGGCAAACGTTCTTAAATTCGACGGAAAAGCTTCCGTGGCAACAAGTTAAGGCCCCTTTAAGGCGAATTGACAGCTGGCTAGTAATTGGGGGGGGGGCGGACGATGGAAGAAGTAAGGAAGACGCTGAACAAGGACCTACACAATCCGGGTCGGATAACCGGGGCGGCGGTGGCGGCGGGGAAGCCGATCGGGGCGGGGACGAGGCTGGTGAAGGTGGCGGTAAGGTGCAGGGGCTGTGGAATTGGCCTCGGGGGTGATCCCTTGTATTTTTATCTCCACCTCCTGGGCTCGGAGTGTGTGGACTCGTATCAAGGCGATCTGATATGGTTCGGGGCGTGGCCGGTGATCCGGAAGACGGTACACTTGGATTCGGTTGGGGTAAAGTGGGTCATCAAGGCCATTGGATCGGATGGGGGCATCACGGAACTCGGGGACGTCGAGGGGTACAAGACGAGGAAAGGGGCGTACAAGTGGATCAGCGCGACCGAGAAGCCTTCGCCGTCCTCACCTCGATCTTGATACAGCTGGGCAGGCAGTCCTCAGTTTTCAAATCCTGGTGGAACGGATTGACGCAAGAGGAGCGAGAGGAGGTGTACCGGCCCCACTTGGCCATGCTTTTGTGGTTCGCTGAGGAGCGGGAGCGGGCGAAGGGAGGCGATACCGGGGGATCCCCTCCGGCTGAATTTTGAGGCCTGGGGATGGTGTGGGGTATGTGTTTGGTGAGGAAACGGCATGGACCAAAAAGGCCTAAATTACAC